TATGCGAGATTAGAAACATTAATGCTACCAACTGCCACACCATCAGCATAAACAGTTACGACATTATTATATCTAACTATTGCAACATGTTGCCAAGTATTAAGAGGAATCGCAGAATTAGGTGCACCAAAAGGAAGATACGCACCACTCCACCTAAGGACGAATTGAAAATCCTCATATCCTATACCAAAACCGTTTCCAGAAGAATATGTTCCTATCTGAAATGGTCTTTGATAAGGATTGGTATGGCTAGTAGAATACTGCCACCACTCAACAGTAAAGTCTTGAGTTGTCCATCCTGATAAATCTGATGTATATGGAAGACTAATGAATTGGTTATTAGTACCACTAAAGTCAATACTGCCACCAACAAAGTGTCCTACAACCTTACTGCCAGTTTGAATATTTACGTTAGCATTATAATGCGATAATGTTGGGTATCCCGAATAGTCAGCGGTATGTGACTTAATATAACCATTAGCTGGTAGATATAGAGAATCATTCTTAAATACTAATGTTGTTTCAGGAATAAAAGGACTATATTGATCGGCAGGAGTTCCCATAACAATACTGTTGTTTGGTGAGAATAATCCCATGCCAGTATAGATATTATAATTATCTACATAACCAGCGCCAGCATAATTATTAAAATCATTTCGCGCATGATTCCAACGAATCCAACCAGAAGTTGTTTCATTTCCAGGAGGCATGGTTAATGTGCCATCTGTACCGAATATCCAGTTTTTTGTATTATTAATTGCGTTAGCGGTTATAGCAACATTTCCAAAAAGCGAACCGAGCTCCAAAGAATTAGCTGTAAGATCACTACCCTGAGCGGATATAAACCCAAGAGAATTTCCACTAAACGAGATTACTTCAGATATAGTCAACGCTGCAAATTCAGGACTACTTTGTGTGTTTAGTGGTTGATCAAATACTGGTGCAGCAGAATATTGTACTGTGCTGTCTGGAAATACTAGCCCAGAAGTATTATTAAACTTCCATTCCGTTTTCATACTATAGAAATTTACGGAGTAACTTCCATCTAGTATTGATACAGATAAATCTCCAGGCTGCTGAGTTAGTGTTCCTGGGGTAGAACTTAGAGTAATAGAATGAATAGTTAATGTTGCGGAAATGTAAGGAATTCTAGCCTTACCATATACAAATGGTCCTGCTGTACCAATTCCAGTACCATCAGTAGGAACTCTTAATAGAGTCGCTCTATAATTATTACTTCCTTCCATACTAGAATTGTAGGAAGATATTGAAATATAATTATTTCTTACCGCAATCGGTTTATCTGGTGTATTATATGACTGATAAACATAATTTACACCAGTTGGGTCTCTAAACTCATTAAGCCATGTTAAACCACCAGTCAATGCGTTAATTTTTCCAACAAGAATATAATAACCATAGTCATTAGAATATACTCCACCAGATACATATACACTACCGCTGTCATATGCTATACCAAAACCTGATGCTTGATACTTACAGCCAAAATCTCCAAATCTGTTAGTCCAATTAACACTACCATCAGAGCCAAATTTAATAAGAATAGCAGGTGATCCCTGACTATTTAAATTTGCATTACCAAATACATAAACGTTATTTGATTCATCTGTGGTAATGTTATGTCCGTAAGATTGACTCTGATCAATGTATTGTCCAGAAACTGTTTTTTCCCAAATTCTAGAAAGATCTGCGTTGGCATATTTACCAACATACATTCTATTTCCAAAAGTATTATCGTATATACTACCAACTACAAGAATATTATCTGCACTGTCAATGGATAAATTATATCCACCCTCAGAATTAGTATTGAATAGGAAATTATGTTGTAGTAATACACCAGATGAATCAAATTTACATAATAGAATTCGCACATTTCCAGAACCATCATCAGTCTGACCAACAGTAATTACATTACTCATTGAGTCAGTAGCAATACCATATTCTGAATTTCTATACAATCCAGTTAAGTTTGTTTGCCAGATAATACCAGCATTCGTATCCATCTTTACGATATATGAATTATTCTGCGGACCATCCTTATCATTTAAAGACAAGTAAATATTATCGCTCGCATCAATGTGCAATGCATCACTATATTTGTAATGTGTATTAGCATCACCAATCTGTTTCTGCCAAATCTCAGTACCACTTGAATCGAATTTTACGATATAGTTTGTATTAGCAGAGCTATCATCAGCACAAAACATATAAGAATTATTATTGCTATCAATAACAACGCTTGCCCCATAGTTGTTATTTGATCCTGCTAAATCACCAAAAGTGGCGACCCATGGAGATGAACTAATAATTGGTTGTATGGTAATAGACTGACTAGAAATATTACCATGAGCAGGAAGCTGTAATGTTCCATCAGTGGTTAGTGTTACATGATTTGCGCCATTCGTTAATTGATATGGAATTACACTAAGATTAGCTTGAGCATATGCAGCATTGGCTTGAGCATAAGCGGCATTAGCCTGAGCATATGCAGAACTAGAGCTTGTAAGATTAGCAACATTCGACAAATGACTAGACACAGCATTAAAATTTTGATCAAATACCGAAAGATTTCCAGCTACTGGAAGACGGTCAATGACAATTGGCATTGGAAAATTGGTATTGCTATATGACATTTGTTGGAACCTTCGTGCCTATGTTGAATTTTACTTCTTGACCGCTTTGATTATAAAGTTTAACATCTTGACCAGAGTCATTAACAAATATCTCATTTTCTGGAACAGGAGCAACTTGGGTAGGATCACCGAATGGATTATTCTCACTAAAGTCTAAGAATCCATCCGCCAAAACTCCCAATTCTGAATTATTATCTAACAGATTACTACTATTTAGCCCATCATAACTATACAGGTGATAATTGGCTCCTGAAGTTGCACCAACTATAGAGTTGTTTGTTAAAAACAAACCCTGAATTTGTTTTAATTGTAAAACAGAAGTTGGGAGATTCCAATATGCTACTGTTGCTGTTGCAGTCGCCGTACTTAAACTTGTACCTTGATAGACTTGTTCACCTAACTGATATGTGCCAACGCCATTGCTGACCATTGTAAAGTCGTATGCGACAGTCTGAGTGTTAATCGCATTATCAATTTCAGTAATTCCAGTATCGACATTCTCATTACTGTAACGGAATCTTTCGCAAACTAATTCAAATCCGTAGAAATTCTTTTGACCGAATGCATAGAAGAAGTGTTGCTGATTGACAAATTTAACTTCAAATAATGCTTGAAAATTAGTCAACCAAAGAAGATCGCCTTCTCTTGGTCTAGAAAGAGTTGAAGGAACTCGACGTTTGAATGCATCAGTCGTCATTAAGAAACGAACCTGATGTTGTATTTCTAAACCAAATTTGCTGAATAACTCTTGACCCTCGAAGTTGTCTACATTCTTAACATAGACTTCAACAGGGTATGCTGAATCAAATTTCTTAGTTGGATCATCGCCAAAAATTAAATCAACACTGGACTCTGATGTTCTTGGAATATAAAATGAATCAATTCCCCAAATCTGAATCGTCTCATTTATGAGATCATTATAAAGTCTTTGTTCAGGTTTAGAATCAAAATTCGAGAAATATTGATTTGTTGGCATTTAATTATCCAACTTCCCACATGGCGGGCATTTCGTACATGTCTCGTAATTCTATTTCTAGCTCTTTCTTTTCAGCAATTGCTTCATCATAGATCCCTTGACCATTTAACGTAATGCCACCAGGAAGTTGCGCACCCATGAATTTCTTTAAGTTATTACCCCACTGTTCTTTAATCAAACAGGTTGTATATCTTTTTAGCCAGTTATCATTCCAGAATAAACAAACCCCAGGAGTTGTTGTATTTTCTGAAACATTTAATACGATGTAAACTTCAGCAATGATGTATGAACCGACTCCAACCTTACCTTTCCAATCGACATCAATGTGTAATTTATTCTCATAACGATTGTAGCGAATAGGAACTTCGCCGATGAATAACATTTCGAGAGTACGAATATGTTGATTAGCTAATTCAAAGTATGTGTAATCAGCTGAAGTAAAGTCATAGAGTTCATTTAAACGAATCTGATAATTAATATCAAACATGTTAAACTGATTCGTTGCAGCTGAGTTAGTTTGCGAAGTCGAGAGTGTAAAAATTCTGGTAACGCCGATAACATTGGCATCTATAGGAACCCAGCCATTATCAATATCCGTCTGCGTAACCATGTGCGCGGCATAGTATTTCTGGACGGCATCGTAATGAAATTGCTGCCACAGAGTAATGGCTTCGTCTATACGATCTTGAACTTGGTCTGGATCGACATTGATTTCGATTACAGGAAAGCCCAGACGTCTTAGGCAATAATCTCTGAGATCTGTTCTACTTGCTGGTACTGCCATTTTGATTTTCCGTATATGGGATTCTAATATTTATACGTTTAGACTCCTATGGCCATCCAGTTTACAGCGTTTGCAGTCGCACTGTTAGTTCTGACGTTAAATGCAGTGGCATTACTGGTTGTAATGAATGAAGTGGCATTAACGTTCGCACCAGTCGCAGCGATTCCTGTGAGAACCGTACTTACTGTAACTTGATATAGTGTTGTAAATGCTGCAGGGAAGGTAACAGTCGTATTTGCGTTAGTTGCAGAAACGTTGCCCCACTGGAATAGTAGACCATTTGTCAATCTACTGAAACCATTTGCTGTAGAAGATACTGTTGTTCCTACTGTTAAAGTATTACCAGCAACTTTAGCTGTTTGTGCGAATAAGTTCGATTGAACGTTTAGATTCGCTGTTACGTTGGCTGTGGTTACAAATAGATTCGATCCAACAGTTATATTCACTGATACGTTAGCACTACCGACAACATGAAGATTGCTTGTTGGTGAACTTGTTCCAATACCCAATCCAGAAGCATTTATTCTTGCGACTTCTGTAGCATTTGTCGTAAATATAATAGAGCTATTATTAATAGAAGTGAGCCCTAATGATATGTTTGCATCACTTCCAATAGCAGTTAGTGTTGCAGCATTACCCGTATTCGCACCACTCAGGAGTAAGTAGTTTACGGTGCTGGTTATTAATCCTAAACGAGCCTGTTCATACCCAGCAGAAATAAACCCAATAGATCCTCCAGATGCATTGTAAAATCCACGATTAGTTGCTCCCATCTGAATTGCTGGATATGCAACTGATCCAGCATTCTGCATCAATAATGTATTGGTTGAAATGTTATTTGATGTCGCATTAACAACAAGCGTATTGTTTCCAACAGTTAATACGTTTTGAGCAACGTTAAATGTTAAGTAAGGTGTCGCGCCAGACACACTATTATTATTAAAAATAATTTGTTGATTGGCGCCAGCAACAGTTGCCATATTCACACCAGTCGCGTTTACATATGATGTGGAATTAATTGTTGTTGCATTGATTGTTGGTGTCGAAAGAGACGTTGCAGTATTTAATGTCGATGAGACATTCAACGTTCCTGTTACTGTAGTGCTAAGTAATTGTGCCATTTAGAATTCCTAATATAATGATATATTTATTGCTCAATAAATTGGGTAGAAACATAGGAGCCATTTGCATATAATTTTTGTTTAGTGGGAATCTGTGTAGGTGTAGTTATACCTAGATTTGTTACTGGACTTAATGTTGAAAATGTCGGAGAATTGAAGGGAGTTACTGTAAAATTATTTGTACTGCTGTCGGTCAAGTATGCGGAAGAAGAAAGTGCAGCTAGTGATAATTTAGTTTGTGTACCAGTAATAGCTGCGCTCGGACTGCCATTGACGTTGGCACTTTGTGTAGCTTCTGATGGTCTAGATGGTGGTATAAAGTTACTAGTATAAACTGCGACACCATTTACAACACGATAATTGGTAATATATCCATTAAAAAAATATGGAATGCTGGATGCGCTGCCCGAATAATAAAAAGCACCTACCACGCTAGGAGTAAAATCAGGGACATTTCCTGTATAAGTTGCACTCGATATACCGTTAATATAAAGAGTATTGGTAGTACCATTTTTTACCCAAGCGAGATGTGTCCATTGGTTTTTAACAGGATATGTGCCGCCGCCTACATTTTGAAATACTTGTGTTCCATTATCATAAACAGAAATTCCAGATGGCGAAGTGCCACTTCCATTCTCATTTAATCTAAATATTTGTAAATTAGATGATCCGTCAAGACTTGATGCCGTCATTTGATCACTATAGTCAAGTGGATATACCCAAGCTTCTATAGTAAAAGTACCTGTTCCTGTAATTGTCGGAAGAGAAGAGATTTGTAGATATTGAGTACTGCCATTAAA